AGGGCTAATTTGAGTCCCAGTACCACCGTCATCAGCCATTACGAACATTTCGCCCCCTTTACTATACAAGCTACACCCATTAGAAAGGGTTCCTGCCGGTTCAGTACCGTTGAATATCTCCAAGGTGTTTGTCCCTACCGTTGTTCCTCGCACCGAGTTATCACCTATTTGGATGTTACCAACACCAGTTATCAAGAGGCCAGTGGTATTACCTGCACGTAGCTGCATACGCTCGGTATTATGGTCATAAGCGATTTGTCCTATATCAATATCATCCTCATCAGCGAAATAAATGAAGCCGGTATCGGTATTGGGGCATAGGAGCGCAATTCCTACGTGGCTGTTATCCTCGATGATTAAATCAGCCCTATCACTTGGAGGATCTCCAGAACCAGACGTACCATTCCAGATGTGTACTACATCACGGTCTGGAGCTGGTGGAGTGCCCGAAAGAGCTATCATAAGCCCACCAGTATTTTTCTGCATATACATATCCGACCCGTCATGGTACATATCCCAGTCAGTGCCGTCGGTCGTACCATAGGTTGTTAGTAGAGAGTTCGCTAAACGTAGGCTCCCACCAGCAAGGGTAAGAAGATTAGCAGAGTGGGTGATTGTAACATCAGCGTCGTTAAAATCAACAATGCCACCATCCCCCACCAGAACTTTACGCTCTACGTAGGCATCCCGCCACGCATTAGCACCAGTCCCTAGGTCATAAGTATTATGCGCAGGAGGCTCAAAACTTCCTGACGAGAATGACGGAGCACTGTATATCTGTTTTATACTCACTTTACACTCCTAGTTAAGCACCGGTTCCTTGATAGATAACTGTTAGAGTACCACTAGTACTGGTAGTCCGAATAGCTCTGAAGTTCTTAAGGTCATCAGAACCCCAGATTTCAAATTCATCCCCAATATTCTTAAGTAGACTACCTTCAGAGCCACCAGCAGTTGGGGCATTGATAGTATTGATACGCACTGGACCAGTCTCTAATCGGCAGGAAGCCATAAGTACCTGACCAGTTAGAGTCGCTGAGGTGAAGCTCACACCACCTGATGTAGCGTCTACGGTGATAGCTTCTGAGTCAATAGATTTGAGTGCCATTATGTTAGCCTCCGAACTGATATAGAATTAAGTGCGCTCTCTTTCGATACCAGCTCGTATACGTCCTGCACTGCCAGTACCAAGACTTCGGCCCGTGGAACGTCGAGCCATTTCATGAGCCATTGCAACGCACTCTTGCTGCTCACGTCCACCCTCTGACATACATTGAGCTATGGAATCAGAGATGGCTTTTTGAATAGCGTCATCAGGGGAATCTGGAGAAAGGCTTTCAGCGGGTAGTGGCATTGTATCTCCTTTATACTTACTAGATACTAAAGGGGGAGAGACACCGTTATGGTAGCCTCCCCCCCTCAGAGGGAGGAACGCAATGACCAGTCTTTTTAATCGAATCGCAAGAACACGATGAAGCTCTCGGTGTCAGCAACACCTGGAGTCATGGGGTCTCCTAAGTAAAGTTCAGTATCAGCAGCAGCAGAAGCATTAGCTAGAGCTGCGGTCGTACCAACGACTGCGTAGGTACCTAGAGCTATAGCAGTTTTTGCAACACACGCAGCAGGTCCACCAGTCTGTAACCAGTAGTAGTAACTAGCTGTTACTGCAAACTGCGGTATACCAAGAACCATTCCTGATACAACTGCAGTTGTAGCTATAGTCTTGTAGAATGGATTACGTACTAGTCCCACTTGGGATGTAGAAGTAGTTAATGCTACTCTAAGAGCCTCATCTGGGTACAAAGTAAAGGTGGAATCGGCTGTCCCTGAAAAAGCCTCATTACTCTTAATCTTGTACATATGACCTTCACCAGCACCATCATTGACTATTAAGTAACCTTCGGCAAAGTCATCGGCTGTTTCATTAGGAGCAGCGTCCAATGCTGCTGTGCTGGTAAGTTCTACCTCGACAGCTCCAATCGCTGCAGCAGCACCCACAACAATATCGTCATCCTGTTCGGCATGAGCAGCAGCAGCTTGTTGCACTGGTGCAGCTACATTTAATGCCACAAGACCATTTTTAGCGTATCGCCATGCTCTATCCCCCTGACGGATGAGAGTGCCAAGGGGCCACTTCTGGTCCGAAGACTCAGCCCAAGGGTCAATAGTAGATTGTCCTCGACCAGTCTTAGTATCGGCCCGAGTGAGCTGCATGACGTAGCCCCCCTCGTCCATAAAGACTGCTTTTGTTTGTGCATCTGGTTTAGGCATTTAATTACCTCACTTATGATGTTTTAATTTACGGAAGTACTTCTGCATCCGTTATGTCGTAGATTCGCCCCAGAGAGTGCTGTGCACCTAAAGCTAGTGCTATGTAGGAAACTAGCCTATCTCCACCAGAATCGTAGTCCTCAAGGACATCGAAGTGGTGGTGCATAAACACTGCTCCAGGCTCTGCGCTTTCACCACCCATAAGGAGGCTAAGTCCGCCATCCTCCGTCTGTCCCCGTCGGACACACAGTATGGAGTATTGTTTTGTACCTGAACTGTAAACGGCTCTTGCATTAGAGCCAGCACCTGTATTAGCCTGTTCTGCTACTAAGAAGTCTGTGGGTATTATAGGAATACCATCAAAGTGGGTAATCCTCTGCCCAAATTCATTAGAGCTTATCATTATCTGGCTCATCTGGACAGTAACACCAGAACGTACTATACCACTTTCTTGCATACCTGCACTTAGGCGTCGATGAAGTTCCCGTGGGACCCAGAGTTCTACTCCCTGACGGCCTCCACCACTCGCATCAGTATCTACTTTACAAGCATCAAGAAGCTTACGAATACTCCCAAGTGAGAGAGCAGCTTCGCCACCATCAATATCATTGTCACCTGTAAGCTCTTCAGCTAGAGCGTGTATGCCATCGAATTCCTTAGAGCCGTTGTAGGTAACATCACCATAGATGATTTTATGCTCAAGGAATCGAGTAAGGCGTTTTGCCAACTGCTGTACCATGAGTGCAGCATAGTCGTTAGGGTCGGAATATGTAGACCTTACGAAATTGTCTATAGGGTCTTGACGAGCAATCCGCTTTAACGGAACTGTAACCTGGTCATAGTCAACATCGGAAGTCCAAGGAATCTGCTCTCTAATATCGAAGAAAGACGCTGCTGCGGATGCAGTAAAGGTCTTCTCACGATTATAGTCTAGGTCTTCTCCGTGTATTTGCTTGACGGGTAAGAGAGGGACCATATGTCCCGCTTCAACAACAGTCTCAATCACTCCCTGAAGGAGCATTGATTGCGTCAGTTTTTCAGCTTCAGCTAGGTTAGCCCAGTGTCCTACTACAGCCACCTTAAGTACCTCCTACTTGGAATTTGTACCTAGAGCAGCCTTTATCTTCTCTCGTGCAGTTAGTTCACCACCATCACCACCGCCACCAGAACCGCTTACATCATGGCCTGTTGCAGATGGAACTTTTGCTACGGGAAGAACCTGCTCTAGGGCTTGGAGCTGGCTAGCGTCTAGATTTTTAACCTGCTCCTCAGGTAAATTATACAGCTTTAGAAGAGCGTTTCTGCGAGTCGACAAAACTTCACTTTGAGCGGTCTCAAGTGCCGTCTTACTCTCAGATAATGCTGCCTCCGAAGTGTTAAACTTACCAGTCATCTCCTCAAGTTCAGTCTTGAGGTTCTCAACAGTCTTCTCAACTGTCCGTAGCGAGTCTAGTTCTCTAGTCAACTGAGTGACCTTAGCCCCCAGCTCAACTTTAGTAGACTCACTCGACCGCTTTAGGGCCATAAAATCCGCTTCAGGTACGCTTTTCCCCGCACCGCTATTAGCGGTCTCTGACCCTACATCGGCAGAGGTTACATTAGTATCTTCTGAATCGTTCATACTACCTCGTATTCTAACATAGTCTGATAACAGCTAAAAGGCTTTTTGAGTGCTCTTTTCGTTAATATTGATATAGATATTTATATCTAATATATTATATTATTACATTAAATACATAACTAAGGTAGGAAGCCATAGGTCTGTCTAATGTTCTTTAATGTCTGAAGTGTCCGAGCATTCTGAGGCTTGGTAATTGTCCAAGGACGCCAGAATAGAAGTCTAGCATCCAACTCAGGGTCGAGCTTTCTCATATTGATACGAAACTCTCCTAGTTCCGACTCGAACATAGATACAATTTGCCGACCGTCTGCAGTTGTCTGCTCTCGTAAGGCAGCTCTCTTAACGGGGTCTTCAACCGACAGAGCTTTCATAATAACATCCTGGTCCGCCTGGTCATAAGTACTCAGAACAAAATCAAAGGCATCTAAGTAAGGTTGTATATACTCTTCATAGTCCTGCCGTCGATGAGCTTCCAGTGGAGTATCATTTCTTTGTACCCAGTCCTCAAATTCAGCTAGCATCTTATTAGGTACAGACAGTTCTATCGCACGACGGTAGGCGTAAAGCTCATCAAAATTAGGCTCCAGGACACCGGTCTTAGGATTAAACTTATCTTCTAATTTAAAGTCAAAGTACCAGTTCTGAAGTTCCTTAAGAGGGTGCAATATCAGTGGATTAAGTTGGTGCTCTGCAGCAAACTCCATGCGCTCGGTGAATGTAATCGGGACATCCTCATAAGCATCGGTTTTTCGAGAGCTTTCAATAAAATCAGTCAGTTTTCTATTAAGTTTACGTGTCTTCATCTCCCAATCTTGCTGACGTATTACTCCAGAGCGAACTTGGTAATCAAGCTTCTCCTGCTCCTCTTTAATAGTCTGTCTCTCAGCATCAACATTATCCCAAAAGAGACCTATAAGAGCCATAGCTTGTCCAGTATTAGACTCACGTAAATGAGTAGTTAGTCCTCTCCACTCTGCAGCACCTTCAAGGTCTAAGATAAGTGCCTCCAAATAAGGAGGTAGTCCACTTCCTATAATATCCGTTATGGATAGACCTGCCTTCCTAGCGTCATTCTGCATTTTTATCGGAATGCCCAAATGCTCCTCGTAGAGAAGTTGTACCTGACGTTGAAAATCCTTGCGCTCTTCAGGACGGAAACGGAAGAGGGCGATTTGAGAGTTAAGTACATTAAACAACGCTGGCCAACGCTGTGCAACATTCCAAGCCTTTTGCTCCTCGTCAGTAAAGGGTAAGTTTGAGTATCTCTTATTAAGTAGTGCAGGACCTGAAAATTCTCCCCCCATAGAAACCTGTTGAGCAACTACCATATCTCTAAAACGTGCTGGTAGAAGTAGCTCTTGAATAGCTTGTCCTGGACCACTATTTGGAAACGCTGCCACAAAAAGTTCTAAGGGGGCCGATATAAGTGGAAAAAGCATTTCTCCAGTCTGAGAGCGTCCGGTCTGTGCACCTCCAAGAGACAAAGCACCTTGAATTAGAATATTAGGGTAGAAGCCAAAACGATTCGATTGGTCCATAGCTGAAGCAAGCATTGGAAAGCGGTCGTAGAACTCAGGATAATCACGATAGAAGAGTCCTCGGAGAACTCCTGATATAGAACCTCTAAGCGGATTAAACTCTAGGGAAGTACCTGGGACATTTATATAGCCGTTATCGGTATTATCCATGTACTTGCCCCAGGTTGTGTAAGCTCCAGGAGTACGTATCGCTTGTCTCGGAAGATACCAAAGACGATGAACCTCATATGTCCAGAAGGGGAAGTACGCTTTCATCATAGAATTAAAGGCGGTCCCTCTCTCATAGTCTGGAAAATCTAACGCAAACTTTTTTAAAGTCGCATCGTAAGCTTCTTGACGGTTAATTTGCCAATTATCCCCAGGATCTAGGACTGGAGCGGGCTCAGGGATAATATCCGCTGCTGCGGTTTCGAGCTTTGCCACCATAGCCTTCTTGGAGTATACTCCAGTTCCGCCCATGCCAGGTATCGGTGCATCAGGGCCAAGATACTCATACCAATTCTTTCCAAGTCCTTCATAATCTAACCAGGTTATATATCTGGCCTCTCCACCTATAATAACCTTGTGTATCGGAGACACCGACATATCTATAACAGGCTCAGGGGGAGCAGCGAACTTGTCTTCCAGTTCAGCAATTCTTATTTGGTTTCTCTCACGTCTCGCTGCTACGTCAGCATCAAACTTTTTAAATGCGGCAACGTGCTCTTCGTGACCAACAAAATCAAAGGGCTTCTTCGCTTCTCTAAGGTCACTCTTGGCACTTTTCAAGGCATCTTTAGCTTCTGCCAAGTCTCCTGGATCACGGGCGTCATCAGCCGATACAGCCTTTACATTATCCTCCGCTGCTTTTACGTCATCTTTAAAATCCTCAATCCTACTAGCCCGTTGTGCCTCCGTAGGTACTTCTGGAGGTCTATAACCTGCTTCTCCTCTCTCCTTTGGTGTCATTCTCTTGGAGAATATATCGGGCTTCAATCCATATGGACGTTTCCCATCCAGAAGCATAGCGTCATCAGCCACCTCGCTTCTTCGCAACTGGAGAAGTTCCTGTGCCTCGTCATCTCCTCCTTCTTTCCATCGTACCCTTAACTGCTCATCTGTCAACCCACCAGGTGGAGTTGGTTCTACGACAGGAGCATCTTTCGGGTAATACACATTTCCCCGTCTCTGAAGCCCAGCTCCTACAGTATCTACCACAGTAGGCGCAACATCTACAGGAGCTTCAACAGCTTGTACACCAAAAACCGCAGTTAAAGGGTCATCTTGAAGTGCTTGTTTATACGCAGCACTAAACTCTGCAAGACTATCCTTGCCCTTAAGGGGGAAGAGTTTCTTACGTGTCAAAGAGTAGAGAGTTAGTTCCTTCCTAAGAGCTTCCAACTCCAGTTGACGGGGAGCAAGAAGGCTCACAGTCTTAGGGTCTACTTTCATACGTCTAAGTAGAAAATCGTAGACCGCACCAATAGCTTCTTTATCGTACTTCATATCTTCAGGTGTTATACCAGCGTTTTTGGCCACTTTAGTTGCTTTAGCGTAGACACGTGCAACAAAAGCCTTTCTACTCCGCATCTGCATTAGACTAGGCATCCATATGGCAGCAGCTAAGTCTGAGGGCTGACTTCCAAAGAGATATGATATATCAGAGGGATTAAGTTTCCCTTCTGGTATCCGCGCTCCTGGTATCGTGACGACTTCTGCACGGGATCCGACTTCTCCAGCGTGACCTACCAATGCTGCGTGTTTCTCTCGACCCAATACCCAATCCGCATCGCGAGCTTTATAAAACTTCTCCCACCAAGCTTGCACTTCAGGGTGGTCAGTACCGAACTTCACTCCAGAACCTTTGGAGAACTCCAAGTCAATCTGCGCTTTAAGAGCTTTACGCTCCTCTATTAGACGTAATTCCGTTTTCCGCACAGTATCTCGGGTTTCCCTGATAACCTGCATCTGTTTTACATAAAGGTCTGTTAAATCATTATAATCAGCCAGTTGTTGTGGAGTAAGGTCAATCTTTATAGCCTCATTCCCCTTAATAACTTCATGTAGACGGTTACCTAATTGTGTGACACGTTCCTGAACAGTATCCATATAGGGGTCAAGCTTATTGTTAAAAAGGTCTTTATAAAAAGCGTCTTTCTGTTGTATGCTATGTAGACTTCTAGTGTAAATCTGAGCTTCGGTTAACTGCAATTCAATAACGTGATGGAAGTCCTCCGTAATATTACCTAAAGCCTGAAGACGCATTTTAAGGTCATCTAGGTCACGTACAGGTGCTTCCATCGACGCCTGAATCATATCATCTATTTGCCTCCTCATGAGAACTGGAGAGTTAAAGACCTCCTGCCAAAGCATTTCAGGGAATTCAGATGTCCAAAGCGCATCCATATCATCCCATATCGTACCTGCCATTACCCTCTTTACAAGTAAATCCTGAACGCCAATAGGTAAATTTGGATAGTCACTTGCCATTTCAAGTACATCACGAGCATAGACAGACGGCGGAGTAATCTGAGAAGCTAAATTATCAAGAGAGCCAGGACCTACAGAACTCAGATTAAAGGCGTGTTTGAGTATATCATCAACCTCACGAGGTGCAAACTCTTTTTCGAGTATACCTCTTAGAGAGTCTGCAATGTCTCTAGAACGCTGCATTGTTTGTGGATGTCTCTGCCACAACTCATTCTGATACGACTTCAGTAGATACCATGCTTGCTGCTGTAATGTAATACGGTTTCCTCTTCCAGTCCCTATTATCGGAAAGTCGGCAATTAAGTCGCTAAAGGTCTTATTACGTTGTCTACCCCCTTCCACCAGAGCTTTACGATACGATTTACCACTCATCTCCCCCCTCTTGACCTTCTGTCTCCCACTACCCCTTGCAAAGGTGTGAGCTTGAGCTAGGTCAAGTGTGGTACGCTCCATTCCAAATTGGAGTGATATCTCCTGAGCACGGAAGAATGCTTCAGGTGTGCCTCTAAGACCACTGGTCTGACCCAGAAGGCCCAGTCGAGCCTCACCCCTATAGAAAGGCCATATACCAGCTAGTATAGTTTTCCAACCATTCTCAACTACATTCCACGGAGAGTAAAGAAAGAAGAGTAAATGAAGCCGTGCAAAGGGTACAGTAACAAACCTCTCTAGATAATTCTGCCAGATGTGTATACTCTTAGCCCCTGCATTGGTAATAAAAGCTCCATACTTCCCTACTTTCTCCGCATCAAGTATCGCAGGAGATGTCATTCTGGCTTTTAAGTTCAGTCGTACATGGGCTTCAAACCTAGCCGTAACACCCGCTACACTATCGGCTGCAAAAATAGCGTTTACACCATTATCAACTTCCTGTCGAACGCCTTTTATGATTGACCGTGCCGTAATCATATTCCTCTTATTATGGATTACTCCAAATTTCAGAAGCAGCAGTTTAGCAGAGACCGCTTCACTGTAATATACAGTTCCAAGTCCCGTAGTATGGTCAAACAAATCCTCAATAAATCCAATTAGGCCATTATCAAACATGGTATCATCAATCTCTGCGCCAAGGCGTGTCGCCATTCCTCTAACCGCACCAGCATCAAGAGGTTGTCGTTGAAGTAGAAAACGACCTAAGTCAGCTAACGGTCCTTGTGCACCAGAAGCCTTCCTTACAACACCTATCGCAGCTTGACCGACATCAAAAAGTTGTTCGCGAGTATGTTGTAGTATTGGAAGCCTGTTCTGCATAACCTCATTAGCTATTCTAAAGGTCTCAGTAGCTAACTTACTGTTCTCGAGAATCCTCATAGTACCGGTCTTAGGCATCATCCTAAAGGCCCCTTCTTTAAGGGCATAAAAAGGCATATCGACTAATTGACCAAAGAGTCTTTCCCCTCTCGCAACACCACGTCCTAATATAGGGATTGGAGATAATATTTTACCGTATAAACCCACCCCGAAATACGTGAGTGGGTCCATGAGAACTTCGACTATGAATTTATGAAAGGCGTTGGCATCCCAGTTTTCAAAAGCGTAACTGTATGCTTGCCAAGAACTTACTCCTCCCTCCCGAGCTTCGGTATACTTCCCTTCGAGTTCATCCCAATCAGGAACTATACTGCTTATCCCACGGTAGAGCACGTACCTGGCAGGATTTGTGATCCTCCCGAGACCGCCACCTCCCATAACGGGTCTCGTGGCATCCACACCTCTAGACGTAGCAGCTATTAGAGGCATTATAAAATGCTGACGGTACTTCTCAAAGGGGAGCATTAGCAGAAGACCTTGTGTAGTCCACATATTCTTAAGGGTTTCAGAGCGGATCATTTCTCGTATCTCGCTAAGTTCTAAGTTAGCCATGTCTGACCTAAGTATCTCACGACTAGCATTCTGCTTTGCCCAGTCCTCTACTATTGCCTTAAGAGGAGCCTCGAAACCTACCATAAAGTTCTCTACCACCTCAGGGTCTGTACCAGCTTCCGATAAAGCTCGGCGCACATCAGATGTAGTTTGACCTGGTGGTAACTGGGGTTGAGTAAGCTCTGTCAAGATTGTAAGTAACTGGTCTCCCGCTGATGATAGAATACCAAAAGAGCTTATTGAACGTCGTGTTGAGTATTGATTAATTAACCCTTTACGTTTCTCCCCAGTTGCAGTTTCAGCAGAAACACCTTGAGCACTAGTTAAATGTACTTGTGCTTTTTGTAACCACTTTTTTATGAAGACTTCATCCGCCGGAGAAGGTATGAAGGACGCGTCCTCCTCCTGAAAGGCTTCCACAACGTCACTTACCTCTGTAATCTCCGGAAGACCGGAAATATATTGGAGTGCATATGCTCTAAACGTCTGGCGACCAATCTCTACATTAGAGGCAGCGACAGCTTCTTGTATCTTTTGGTGAGTGAGGGCAGCCGCCTTACGCTGCTCACGTGAGAAGATTCCCGTAAGTTGCGTTGCAATCCTAGCTTCAGGGGGAAGTATCCCCTCCGCCTCAACACTTATCTGTGCAACCTCTACTAGTCGTGCAATTTCACCCTCAACGCCAAGCTGCATATCAGCGTTTAGCTCATTAAGCTTTCCTTGCAGATGACCAAGTTCTTCTTCTATACCTGGTATAGGCTTAAGCTGCGTTAGAGCTGGTGCTGCTGGAGGAGTAGGAGTAGTAGTCGTAGGTTGTTCTGCAGGGGGTCCTTGCATCCCACGAAAACGTCCCCTAGGAAATCTTTCTCCTAAACGTCTTTCTGTTGTCAATGTCTAACCTCGCAACAATGCTTGTACTTCTGGGGGTAATGATGATGTAGTATCACCGCCTTGAGTAGGTGCAGTTGGCTCACCGCCACCGCCTAGTGTACGAGCTATCTCATCAGCAGCACGGTTAAGTAGTGTAGTAAATTCTGTATCACCTAGTTCAGCGGAGTCTACAGCAATACGTCTCATCTCTCGGACAAGTATTAACTGTCGGAATACAGGGTTAGCTAGGGCGTCTTCACTTTGAAGTCTTCCCTGCTCCTCAAGTATATTAGTTACTTCGGGGAAGAGTACATCAGTAACAGTCGTTCCCGAAAGTCTAAACTGGGGATTAAGCATTCGACCAACAGTAGCACGATGTACGAAATCTCCAGGTACTTGTATATCGTAACGGTAGCTTATAAAAGGCTCCTCACGTAGACGAGGGAAGGGGTTTTTTCCAAGTGGCATCTTAAGCTCTCTCATAAGACATATAGTCTCTGTAGCCATAAGCCCAAGAACATTTGTAAGTCCCTGATGAAAGGGGTAGAGCACTCTCTTAGCTGCAGCAGTTACCTGACTCATCAGAAGCGCAGAGACTTGCTGTGTGATACTACCAAATGTAATATCAGAGAATAGCCCACGCTGCAGATTGCCCCGAAGGTCGAACTGATGCGCCCTCATCTCAGCAGGGAGTGGAGGGAGCGGTACAGTATCAATACTCTCATCAGGCTCTATAGAGAAAATAGCACCACGCTCATAGAGCTTTTCTGGAGTGAGAACACTAGCACCACGAACTCTTTCTACGTATTTGGGATTAGCTGTGTCTCTCAGTATCTGCTGCATATAGGTAAGCATACGGTTATAGTTCTCTGTCATATCTTTAACAGGTGCTATAACTGATTGACCTACTTCAGACCGCCACTGTTCACTGGTCGTAATTGACCCGTCGTCAGGAAGCCCAGCAACAGGACCTACATATACTGGAATACGAGACAGCTCTGTAAGTAGTTCATCTCGGACAAGTATATTGGAATTAAGCACAACAGAGTGCTGTATACCACCATGCGCTTGTTCATAGAGATGAGATATAAGAACATTACGTCCTGGTAGATTACGAGGGTCTACCCTCCAGCCTTCTAAGTTATGCTTCCGGACTAGTTCACTCTTAGACACTGTGTATCTACGGGCGACTCTAGCAAGGGAGCCATCTCCATTATAGTCAGGAAAGACTGTTGCTGGATTCCACGCTGCCAAAGACCACCCATCTTTAGTGGGTAAGCAGAAGATAGAGAACCACCCCGTAGCAAGTCCTAAACGAACTAGACGGTCTGTAAAGGTTCCAAAGAGAGTTCCCCTTGTAAGACGGTTAGCCCTCAAAAGCTGGAAATTACAATAAGCTTCAATGGCAGCTACATCTTGTCTCTCCTCCATATCAAGACCTTCAGGGTCAGCAACAAAAGTGCCAGTTTGTGGAGTCAGTAGCCAAGCAGCCATATCAAAGCCTGTTCTAGGGTCAGTGGATATAACAGACTCCATCTTATCCTGAGCAAGATTATTATAGAGCCGTATCATTTGATACCACTCACTAAAAGCCGCTTTCCGTGGCTGCCAGAGATTTACTAGCTGGCGGACCTCTTTGTTAATATCAGTAGCACGTGTCATTTACCATCTCCATCCAGAAGCTCCAACAAAGCCTCGTGTTTTCTTCGGAGTATAATTGACTAGGGCTATCACTGCCAGACAGCCAGAGTCATGGTAATCATCTGCAGCTTGAGACATAACTTTAGAGTTACCTAATTCCCTGAAGGCTCTAAGCTGTCTTACAAACTCTGCATCATGAGTTTCTATACGACGTAGCCGACTCTTCATCTGCTGCATCATAAAAGGTTTCGTTGAGGGTGTTGTAAGCCACCCCATATGAGATGAGCCTCTACCACTGACAACATCTCTACGATAGTAGACACTGGGGTAATCTTTAAATTCACGTACAAGAGCAAGTCCATGAGCATTAGCTTCAGGTACTAACATTGCTGTATTGTAGTAATAACCCAAAGCTTTACACTTACTACCCATAGTTTCAGGTTCAATAAGACCTGCTAAGGTGGCCTCATGCCTCAGATGAAATTCTCCATCTCCGAAGAAGGGTCGCCATACTGTAGCTACAGATTCAGTTATTTTACCCTGTCCAGGGTCAATGCCTATAATGTATGTAGCATTCTCTTCAGGCTCAAACCAGACAAGAGAGCCTTCTGGACCAGTATAGGGTGCACGGTAGCAAAGTTTGGACAGCTCTAGCAATATATTCATATCATAGAAAGGTTCACCCGATACAAGGAAACAAGTATCTAAGTCCTCTGGGTGCTCCTGCCAGAACATATCACCTAGTTCAGCTATTTTCCACCTACGCCAACGCATCTGAGCACTAGATAGACCATGCTCAGTAGCAAGAACTGTCTCCTCTGGTGTATAATCCATTTCCCCACGGTCAATAAGTCTTACTCTAGGACTATCTTCTGGTAACTGATTACTGGGTTCATCCCACCAAAAGAAAGTCTGCAGTGAAAAAGTGCTCTGACCTTTGAGAGCAGCTTGCACTTCATCATAGAAGGAGTTAGTCTCGCCATGTGGAGTCGATTCACGTATGACCAGTCCATCAGGAGGTACTCGCTGAAGTGCAGGAAGAATCACACGGTCCATCGCATCAGGGACGTAAAACGCTTCCTCACTCAGAAGTAGATTGTGTATCGGCTCACCACGCCCGAATACTTGGGAACGGGCTGTCCCTATATAGAGAACAGAGTTAATATCAGGGAAACGCTTCTCAAAAGATGAACGATGGTCCATAGGCATACGTAGTTCATCTGGTAGATAGTCGTGCATTACCTGCACACGTTGCAACAAACGCTGTGTTAGGAACTCCTCATGAGCTACAATAACAGAAGTTGTGTGTGGTATTGTCATAGTGCGCTTGAGTAGTAGTGCTGATGATATAGTAGTCATTCCTATCTGGGCAGGTTTAATAGCGAGGTCTCGACCAGTCAGATTACGAACAAAACGCTCCTGACACGGTTTAGGCTCTAGAAGTACAAGACGTTGGTTCTTGTCTGGTATACGCATAAAAGTACGTATAAAAGTAAGGTCGTCTTTAACTATATCTTCCAGAAGCATAGTCTTTAGGGAATCCTCTTCCTTTTAGGACCGAAACGCACTCCAGTACGTAGAGTCTGTGCCTTACGTATGTTACGCCTCGATGCTGCTATCTTCACCGCTGTACGACTCGACCGTCTGCGTTTTACCATTAGAATCTCCATAAGTAGTTTGATTAGTCATATTAAGTATATATTGAGCAAAAGTAGGTTTCTCACTCTTAGAAGCTGGGCTAAGTACTTCTTCAACCACTTTGAGCTGGTCCAGTGTGTACGAGGACCTAGCCCGTTTGAGCCAATCCAGTTCAGCGTTATTCGCCCACTCAATCTCACCGTCTTCGTTCTTAACCCTCCCTGCAGCTTTCAGAAGCATCCGGTAGTCACGGTCAAGTATAAGAGTAAAGTTACGTATAAACTTCTGAGTCAGTATTTCAGTACGTGCAGTTCTTGCAGATAAAGTTCCTATAGCTCGTTCTAAAGACTCAAAGATAACATCGGACCGCCAGCGTCTAACCGTGCGCTCATGCAGGTCAAGCATCTGGGCAGCTTCTCTCGGCCCAAAGCCACAGAAACGATATGCGAGGTATTCCTTCTTACGTTCCGCCCAAGGTGTATCATCAAACGAAGGCATGATACCACGCACAATGTTCATAGTCTCTTCCTGATTGTCTCCCTCTTCACGAGGTAAAGTGCGTTTAAGCATAAACACCTCTCACTAGATACAGTCAGCCCACTATATAAGTATAGTAAACTGATACTCTATAAACAAGAGGGCTGCTGACATAAATATGGAGGACCAGTCTGTATGCTAGTGTTTATATAGGCATTCATTAAATACAGAACCTATACTTGCATTTAATGTAATACTATGATATATATAGTATATGACTATACAGAATACATCAGCTTCACAGACCCGAATGTTCACCAGATTCTCATGGCTTCAGAGACGAGCACAGTGTGTTACAAAATGCAATGATGCTACCATGGAGGCTGGGACGGCTATTGTCAGAACCACAGTCTTTAAAGACGGTAAGCGTTATAGCTTTCTTCAACACCCAGAGTGCTACGTGCGTCAAGGGTTAGCATACCTTGAGCAGCACCCCTTTGTCCCACACCCAGGAGGTCCTGGACGTAAGAAACTTAAATTGGACCCCGAGACCCGAAGACTAAGACGTAATATCCACGCCAAAGCTGTCTATCTTAGAAAGGAGCGCAGAGAGGCTATCAACAAAGGCTGGTGGTGGAAAGTAGAAATATTAAACTCTGACATGATAAAGCTTAGAGAAGCGTTTGAACAGGTCGGGGGTGTCCCCAGCAACTGGCGGTAGTAGTGCACCGTGTAGTGAGTATATAGTGTATAGATACATATATATTATATTATTACATTAAATACAGAATGAGGTAAAGAACTGACCCCCAGATTTTCCGAAAATTTTAAAATTTGCGCGAGAGTGGAGAATATACGAAGTATATAGCTATTCAAGTTGGCCGTATAGCCAAGTTACAACTTTTAGGCCTAAAACTATAGCCAAGTTGCTTAAAGTTGCTGTACGTGCATCTTGTGCCGTTTGATGGGCAATAGGCATCAAGTTGTATCTTGCAGCTTCTAGGCTAGCCTACTAGCAGTTTCTTAGCTTGTAGTATTGAAGTTGTGAACTTGGCAACTTGCCCAACAAAAGAACTTTGAAAGATGCAAAAAAAGTTGTTGACATTGCCTACTTGAACGATTAGTATTGACACATGGGCGTGTAAATCTACTGCGCGCTTGGCTGCACATTAACAATATAGGGAACTTCACTACTAGCAAGTAGGCAACTTGTCAGCTTGATTTATCGCAACAAGTAACTACTTGTGGCCAGTATGAAGAAAGCCAAATATTGAAAGGGAAAGATACGCAATGGCAACGATTCAAAAACAGTTAGAAGACTTACAGATACGCTTAAAGGCGACTGAAAGCGTAGACGAAACTATAGAACTAGCAATGGCTATGAAGAAGCTTAGAAACGAACTAGAAACGTTTGAAGCTAACAAGGAAAATGGCCAGAAAGAAGCTTTGATAGAAGCTACTAAGACTGAACTTGCAGACTTAGACTTGGCACAGTTAATGGCTAATAGCGTTCTTGATATCAAGATAAAACGTAATAAAGATACACAAGTTTTTGATGATATCACTTGCGCTTTCACGAACAAGAAACTGGCTGATTACATCTACGCAGCTTGGCAAAGTCTTAACAAGATACAAGAACTTAAGACAGTTGCAAGCATAAGCTGCAAGATAGACTATAACGATGCTACAGCTAGTGAAGTTAGCCTAAACACTAAGGGCAAATCAAATGGCAATGGGGGCCAAAGTAACGGCAAAAAGGGCTATCAAGATGCTAGTGGCAAAGTTCTAACTTTGAAAGATGCGTACAAGTTAGTGGCCACAGAAGACGATGATGC